GAATGCAAAGTTGGTGGAGCTGAGTCTGCATCTATTCAGGTAGCTACAAAGTTGCTTGTTGCACACTGGTTTGAGAACCGTCGTGCAGTAGTTACGGGCGCATCTGTCAACACAGTGCCCCTTAGTGTTCACAGCTTGCTTAACAGCGAGCGTATTATCGACATGCGGCAATGAACATTGGCCATCTCGATCGTCGCATCACACTTGAAGCGCCAAGCCCGACGGGGACTATTGACGCGTATGGTGAAATGTCACAGGCTGACGCATGGCAAACCTGGGTTACTGTGTGGGCAGCCATGGACAACAAGGCGGCGCGCAGCAGCATTATTGCAGATCAGGAGACTGCTATTAACCGCGTTACTTGGCGCGTACGTTCCTCGGCGTTTACACGCATTGTGACGCCTAAGTTTCGCGTCAAATACGGCAACGATTATTACAATATTCTTGCAGTGCAGGAGGTTGGGCGCAAGCACATGATTCACCTGGTAACCGAACGCGTAATTTCCGAGTGATGGCAACGGTAAAGGTTGAAGGCATGGAGAAGGTGCTAAAAAAGCTTGACAAGCTGGCACAATGGAGCGAGAAGGATTACAACAACCTTCTGGCCATCAACGAGCGCGTGGGTGATGTGTACACCGCATCCGCCAAGGCTAACATTAAAGACTTCTCACGCGACATCTTGGTGCAACGCAAAGACAGCTCAGACATCTTGGTTAAGCGTGGCCAGCTGCGACGCAGCGTTGGCATTTTCCAACCAGAAAAGCGCAGCACTAAGGTTATTGCAGGTCCACTCACAAACACGATTGGACGTCGAAAAACGCGCAAGTATTCTGACGGATGGTTTGCGCACATTGTGGAAGGCGGTGACAGCTTTGGCGTCAAGAAGACCACGCCTAACACAGGTGTATTTGAACGCAGCAAGCGTGCAACACAAACTCGCATGGAGGCGTTGCGCAACCGCTTGTTGAAACGCGAATATGAAAGGTTTATGCGATGAAAGTAGGACTGGCCATATACAATCTGCTCAAAAACGACACGGCTGTAAACAATGCCGTAGGAGGTAGAATTTACCCGGAGCTGGCAAGAGAGGGCGCATCTATGCCTTATATCGTGTACAGCGTTGTCAGCAACTCGCCAAGCGACACAAAAGACGGCACGCCTATTGACGAGGCGCAATGCGAGATTTTTAGTGTTGGTCAATCATACCTGGCGGCAAATAATTTGGCCGACAAGGTGCGTGCTGCACTAGATCGCAAAAGCGTGACCGTGAACGACGCAGAGGCTGGCAACATTACTGTGCAGTCTATACAATACACTAACGAAATAACCGAGGTGAGTGCTGACCGCAAGACTTATATTGCAGTGCAGGACTACACCTTTAGAATTAAACGATAATGGACCCTCTTACATTCATTGCAGAAAATTGGGGCGAGTTGACGCTCGGGCTATTGGCCTTTATTAAGATAATCGTCAACGCAACGCCTAGCGACAAGGATAACCAAGTATTTGGCTACCTCGACGTACTTATTAACCTCATCATTGCAGACCGCAAAAAACCTACTAACAACGAATAATCATGGCCACTACAGGTATTTTTAATGGCTCACAGTACACAGTAATGTTTAAAACGACAGGCATAGAACCTGTTGTTGCAGATAACGTGACTGATTTGAGCGTTTCAGTGTCAACCGAAACACGCGACACAACAACCAAGAACAACGGCGGTTACCGCGCCTTGTTGCCTGGCTTGAAGACATTGACCGTCAACTTTACTGCATTTTACGCTGGTGACGCGACCAACGGATATGACGAATTGATGACAGACTTTTTGGCTGGCACGAAACAAGATGTCCGCATTGCGTCATACAATTTTACCACAGACACAGAAGAAGCTGGCGACAAGGAGATTGAGTTCTCCGCATACATCACTTCTTTGGAGTTGAGCGCAGGAACCGAGGACAACGCGTCGTACACTTGCACACTTGAGTGCGTCAGCGCAATCACATTCCAAGACCACGCATAATACATGACAATCACCCTTGACAACCAAACCTTTCCTGTGCGCGCGAGCATGCGTGCGTGGCGAAACTTTGAGAACGAAACAGGCCACAAGGTGGCCACGCTAGACAGCGAGGACGTCACTAAGATGCCTGAGCTGCTGTACTATTTCGTACAAGAGGGATGCCGTAGGCAGGGTATGAAGTTTGAAATGTCAGTGGATGATTTTCTTGGTCTGATTGACGTTGCGGACTTGGCAAATGTGATGAAGGTGATTGAAGAGTCGATGTCACCAGGCGGTGAAAAAAAAACCGAGGTGACGACGACAACAAGCCACTTGAATGGGACGAAATAGAGTCGTTGGGGTTGGGGCTATTAGGCCTTACCCCTGACGCTCTATACGACTTCACATTTAGAGAGTTCGGCAACGCGGTGCGCGGTCGGTACAAACTACAGGAAACACAACAGCGTGATGCCTGGGAGCGTACTCGATGGCAGACCGCGTTGTTGCTTAACGTACACACCAAAAAAGGCGCAAGCCTAAAGCCTAAAGACCTTGCTACATTCCCCTGGGAGAAGCAAGACAAAAAAGACCCCCAGCACGGCTGGAATCAACTAAAAGCATTCGCAACAAATAAAGATGGCTAAACTCGGTGATCTCATAGTGCGCATTGGCGCAGATACGCGCGACCTCAACAAATCGCTTGGACGCGTGCAGCGCAATATGCGCTCGATGACAAGCAACTTTGAACGGCTTGGGCAAAACATGACGCGTAGTCTCACTTTGCCTATTGCTGCGTTTGGCGCGGCTGCTGTCAAGAGTGCTGCTGACCTTGAGCAGCTTGAGACGTCATTTGTGAGTTTGACTGGTGGCGCAGAGCAAGCGGCAATGATGATGAAGCAGCTTAACGAGTTTACAGCTCAGACGCCGTTTCAAATTGAAGCTGTTGCAAATGCCGCACGACAACTGATTGCAAGCGGCACAGAAATAGGCGACGTCAATCAACAACTTCAATTCCTTGGTGACATTGCAGCAACAAGCGGCAACAGCATTGAGGAAATTGCGGCAATCTTTGCCAAGGTCAACGCTAAGGGCAAGGTAGAGTTAGAAAACCTAAACCAGCTTGCAGAACGCGGCATTCCAATCTTCACAGCCCTTGCGGATGCAACAGGCTTGCCAGCTGACAAATTAGGCGCAGGAGCAGTAAGCGTACAGCAGTTTAATGATGTGTTAAAGGGCTTTGCCGAACAAGGAGGATTTGCGCAGGGCGCCATGGAACGCTTGAGCAAAACAGCGTCAGGTCGTTTTAGTACGGCCATGGACAACCTCAAGCTTGCATTGGCTAACGTAGGTGATCAGCTACTGCCTTTTGTAAACAAAGGGCTTGAACGATTCACTAAGCTAATGCAAGGCTTTGCACGGTTATCACCGACAACGCTAAAACTGGCAGCATCTATTGCCGCGCTTGTTGGTGCAATTGGTCCCCTGCTGATTGCAGTACCAAAAATCGTGGCATCAATCAAACTCATGAATTTCGCCTTTTTGACTACTGCGCCAGGAGTGCTTGCACTGTCAGTTGCATTGGGCGCAATTGCAGGTGTGTTTTTGCGAGTGCGTAAAGAGGCAAAGGCAGCAACAAAAGAAACTAAGCAACAAGAAGCCGCACTCATTAGCCTTAACAAAACGCAACTTGCCCTGGAGACAGGTATTAAGCTTACTGGCGATGCCACAGAGGACTTGAATAGAATTAACGCAGCGCGTGAAGACAGCTTGCGACGAGTGGCACAGGCAAATGCAGAATTGCAAACGCTTGAAGAGGCACAGCGAGAAGGCGACGCGATTGTTAAGGCTGGTTTGCGTGATAAGATTAAGAGCTTGCGTGAATACATTGATACCTATCAGCGTAGCGCAGATGCAGCTGACCAACTGATTGTTGTACTAGATCGCGAGCAAAAGGCATTGCAAAGCGCAACGGAAACAACGGACCAATTCAACGAGAGCAGCGCGGCAACGGCGACTACGCTTGGCCAATTGTTTAGCGAACTCGAAAACGTGACAGTAGGCACGCACCAGGCAAAGATGTCAATGGGCGAGTTTTTTAGCATGCTTGAAAACGTACAAGTGCAAGCAGAAGCTACAAAGCAACAGTTTATTGATATGGGCGACGTAATCCGTCAGGCGTTGACAGGCATTGCAGGTGCATTTGACGGCACGGGCAACTTCATCATGAAAGGCTTGCGCGTGTTGGGTGGACTCATGGTCAATATTGGTAGCCAAATGATTGCGCTGGCAACGACCATGAAGGCGTTCCGCAAGTTTATCATCACGAATCCTGGACTTGCAATCGCAGCAGGTGTGGGCTTTGTCATTGCAGGTCAAGCATTGAGTAACATGGCGCAACGCAACTTGGAAGTGCCAGCACTGGCGCAAGGCGGTGTTGCGTACGGGCCTACAATGGCCATGATTGGCGACAACAGAAATGCAGCGATTGACCCAGAAGTTGTAGCGCCATTGAGTAAATTAAGAGACAT